CTAACGGAGTCGCCCTGCCTTATACGCCGCCTTCTCCTCTGCGCTCAGCGCAACAGTTTTCAATGTCGCACTCGTCACTTCGCTGCTGACTGTAGTGAAGCAGTCTGGACAATCAATGTCCTCTCGCTCTTTTCCCCCGGGAAAGGTGCCACTGGTATAGACGACTTTGAACAATTCACCGCAGTTTGGGCAGGTATACGTGCTCATCAACCATGACTCCATTTCTTGATTGGTGCCGCATTGATATCACAGCAGCGGGCCAGTAGCTAGCCGCTAAAACCATGGTCTGATTCGTAGGGATTTGAACCCGCCCGCTTGGGCACATAGGCCGTATTAGGCCAGTAAACCTGCAAGGGCAAACATCCTCGATTGGCACACCTTGGCCTGTTACGGCCTCATATTTGCCCTAATTTTGCCCTAAGTCCCGCTGCTGCTGATCCTCTGCTCGCTGCTTCAGGCGCTGCTTTAGATATTGCTTCGCTTTGCCTTCTCCAGCCTTCTGAAGTTTCTTCATAGCCTTGTTCGCCTGGTCGACCGCGCGCTTGGTCGAACGACGCGATGCCGCCAACTGCTCCTGCAAAATCGGCGGCTGTTGCTTGAGTTGATCCTCATCCAGGACCGGCGTCTCCTCCTGAGGATAACCTATGACCATAACAATATGGTTCTTGCGCACCGAGGCAGGCACGAATCCATACCTCTCATAACGGGAGACTTGGTGCACGTCGCAAGAGAGGCTGATGACTGAATATCTACTCACTATATCACGCATCATCAAACTCATAATGCCTTGGTTGCGACGGGCCTTGCTGACAGCCGTGTAGTAGACACCGCATTCACCACTAGGTGAAAGACCGCATAATGCGAAACCAAGAACCGCGCCATTTTCAGCAGCAGTCACCAACTCGATCTGAGACGGTGAGGGGCGAGCTAAATAAGCACGAATCTCCGTAAGCAAGCTCAAGCGGTATGCACTGAACAAAGGATGAGAGACAGGTGGGTGAGCCATTACCAATTCTGTGACATTCTCAGCAACGAGGTCTAACACCTGCTCTCCGAGAGCTTGAATAACGGGAGCAAAAGCTCTATTGATTACGATCATCATGATTCCTCGTACTTATATCTATCCATGGCAATTCAAAAACTGCAAGATTAAAAAGCCCCAGGTTTGTGGGGCGGCTGGACCTGCCAAACCCAGTGACCGGTCCCAGACCAGTCGTCCACCCCCCACTGTGGTATTACTCGTGAAGAAACAATATTGTATGAGTACGGCCTATTCCAAACTGGAGAGTAGTTAAAGGACGCACGCCATGACGCAAGGAACCTCTCACACCAACTTGCATATGCCGCAACAAGCCAGTGCAAGCTTTCTGGAATATGCCTCAACGTCACCTTAGACTGCAGGCCTACGCGAAACTCCCAGATCAAGCCACTAGGCAATACTAAACAGTCTGTCGTTTGAGCTTCACCATTATTGTGAACCAGATAATTCCTAAGATTTATAAATTTTTTCCAAACCACCTCATCGGCTGTCGTGACCCAACCAAGCTTTCGACTTCGCTCAATCATATTCACCAGATAAATCTTGTCAGGCACCTTCCCATACACACTTGGCGCCCATCGAATTGCTTTTCTGGCACATGACTCGAAAGATGACATTATGGCGACAAAACAGCCATTCAAAACATCAATTAGTCTTTGCGCAGACTCCGGAACATCGTTTAGATATTCCTCCATACTTCCCCGCATTGACCGAGGCAAAACTTGATTATAGTAGCCAATAAGCTCAATGGCTTTTATAAGATGATTGTGCGCCATATTCAACCCAGCCAGAGGCATCAGATTAGTCTCAACCGCATAGCTGGCACATAGCTTTTTATTCAACTCAAAACAAGAATTCTTGAGAACCATCAGCCTGCGCATGAGGTTTTCCAATGGCCTACTCCTGAGTATTATTTCCTAAATTAGAGCTACTGAATCAACGCAAGTCAAGGCTGATGCGGCTTGGCGCGTTGCAATTTATGGCCTCCTGCATTCATCGATTGATTATCTCAGGCGCGCACGCTTGACACGCCTTAAGCGCAACCAGTTCACCATCAAGCTTCTCAGCGATGCCCTCGACTGGTTGAGTGTCCGCCTAATCAGCCCCGCGCGACTTGTCGAACTCCAGCCAAGTTTCCGCACCTCCATTTGTGTGCACGACCGGAATATCCAAATGCTTCCAACCTCCTGTATACGGCGTTGGTTTATTTTCCACGGTGATGGTGTGCAGCTTTTCAATCACCCTGTCCCTGGCAATCAGCTCCGGTATCGGAAACACTTCGTCTAATCCCACCAAGAACTCCAACTCCTGCAGCGCCCATAATCGACCGGCCTCGGCAAGCTCGAGCATGTCGGACAGCTCAGCGTCTCCCACCTCCCCTCGCTTCCAGGCCGCATGGGCCATCTCACTGAGCACCGCCTCTCGGCTGTCAGGATCTGTCAGGAGTTCGTAGCGGTCATCCAGTTCATCCTTCCATGCCTTCGGAATCCCCCTCATGAGCACACCCTGCACCACCAGGACTGCGCGTACAGCACGCCGTCTATCTCTTCAACGCCCGAGATATGCATGCCTAGTTGAGCCATGTTGCTGATCTTGGCGTCGTGCAGCCGTGGGATAACGTCGGGCCCGGGCGCTGGGTTGAACACCCACGCCTGGGTCGCAAAGCGGTTAAGCGGATCGCTGTGGCAATTAATAATGTGAACGTCGGCATGCATAGGGGTCATCCTCCTGATTTGGTCGGCTGGGATGGCCACTCCATGCTCGCGACGGCGAACGAGTAGGAAATACATGGCACACCAATACTGTATATAAGAACAGTATCCTACTCAGAATTTTGCGCGCTTGAGAATACCCTCCGGCTGGACGGTTAATGCTTCGTGATCGAGATCTGGCCGGAGGCGTACAGCTGGTAATCCGTAACGGCTTGAAACGCTGACTCAGCCACCAACCGCAGTCGCTCGACCTCAGCAGCAGGCGAACCCTTCGCCTGCGCTTGGTGATAAACCCGTAGAGCGGCGATTGCCTCTTGGATCAAGGGCTCACCAGCGCTCGCCAGTCCTGCAATCGTCCGCTTCATGACTCTACCTGCTGGGCTTAGAAGGCACAGTGTAGGTGACCTCGCACCCCGGCTCCGAGCGCCGAGAGGAACTAAAACAGCTGACCCAAGCTGGCCGGCTTCCAGTTCATGATCACCAGCTCGCCTGTCACGTGCGCTTGGACGTGGCGCTGGTTCGTAGTGCTATACCGAATTTCGAGATGCTCGAAGTGAAAGCCGTCGAACGCTCGGCGAATGTCCGGGTGGTCGTTAATACTGACCATGACCTTGCCTTTGCAAGTGCGCATGAACTCGGCCATGCGCTCGTATTCTTGGAACGGGAAATCTAAGCCGTAGCCTGCGGTGCCCCAATAAGGGGGGTCCATGTAGAAAAAGGTATGCGGTCGATCGTAGCGCTCTGCGCACGTGAGCCAAGGCAGGTTTTCTACATACGTTCCTGCCAAGCGCTGCCACGCTGCGGAAAGGTTTTCTTCGATGCGAAGCAGATTGATTGCAGGGCCGGTAGTAGCGGTACCGAATACCTGACTCGTGATCTTGCTACCGAAGGCGTGCTGCTGCAGATAGAAAAACCGGGCTGCGCGCTGAATGTCGGTGAGCGTTTCGGGCCGTGTCATTTTCTGCCACTCGAAGATCTGCCTCGAGCTGAGGGCCCATTTGAATTGGCGCACGAACTCTTCTAGGTGATTCTGCACAACGCGGTAGAGGGTAACCAAGTCGCCATTGAGGTCGTTGAGGACTTCGACCGGCGCGGGCTGAGGACGCATGAAGAACAACGCGGCGCCGCCGGCGAAGACTTCGACGTAGCATTCATGAGGGGGAAAGAGGGGGATCAAGCGGTCGGCTAGGCGGCGTTTGCCGCCCATCCAGGGAATGATGGGGGAGGTCATAGAGTCGCAAGTCTTTACTGTATGGATAAACAGGTGTTAGGCTCGCCGCGCTTTGTGCACGAAGCAGGAGCCTAGGCTGGACTTGCAGGGAGAGTCTGCGGGTTCGGCGGGCCGGGCTTGATGTTGACGCATCCGCCCGGCTCGCTTCTTTTCAGCGGGTTGTTTCGCGCACATAGGCCTGACAGACCTTGAGTGCGATCAGTCCTCGATCACCTTCGTCGGTGATCGCGATAATTCGTTGAGCATGCGCTGGGTCAAGGTCGGCTCGAATGGCTCCATGAACCAGGCCTGCGGTGCCGGCGGTTTCTCGCACCCCACCGTCACAACCCTGGGCGGCAAAGGCTCCGGCGTCGACAAGGACTGACAGCCGCAGATCGCTGGTAGCCAGCCGATCACGCAAGCGAGCTTGAGTTTGTTGAGCATCGTGCAACTCCTTTGAATGCGTTTGTGCCTGCTGTGCCAGGCGTTCCTCCAGGTCACGGCGCTGTGCCTGTTGCTCGGCTATCTGGTCAAGCGCCGCAGCTGCTGCTTGCTCGCGCTCATGGCCACTGGCAGCGCGCAGATCCTGCAGCTGTCGACTGTAGTCAGCTGATTGCTCGGCCAGTTGACGGCTGTAGTCGTTCGCTTGCCACAACCACGCTCCTGCCCCGCCGATTACGACGCCTGCGGTCAACGCCGCCACCGTCGGCAACCACGCCGGCAGGATCACTGCAGCACCTCAAGCGCACGCCGGTAGAGCGCCTGGCGATCTGCCAGGCCGTTGGTGCCACCGTTGATTTTCCGTGTGATCTGCTCGAACACCGCATCGTCGGCGCGAGTCACCTTGTCGGCCAGGCTGTTGAGCGCTGCCCGCTGCCAGAACCAGCCGGCCGACAGCGAGGCATAAACCGGCTGTTCGAGCAGATCCGGTGTGTTCAACAAGCGGCTGTCACCGAACAGCGCCTCGCTGCAGTCGCGGTAGTTGCTGCGGCCGGTGACCTGAATCAAACCACGGCCCCGGTAAAGCTGGCCGTCGCCGTCGGCTTCGGGCGTGTTGCCCAGGCGCTGTGCGAGGCGGCCGGTGTCGTACTTGGCGAGGTAGGCGTCGCTGCCCAGTTCGCGCACGTAGCGCAACTGGCCAGACTCGTGCCCAACTTGGGCGAGAAATGCGGCCATGCGCAGGCGGGTGATGATCGCGTATTTGCCTAGCGTGGCATTCAGGCCAGGAACAAAAACGCCGGCTCTTTGGCCGGCGTTGGGGAAGATCTGCTGCAGCTGGTGAACGGTAATTGCCATGTGTGTTTGACTCCATGCGGCCGCTTCCGGCCGGGGGTTAAAGGTCCACGACCTTGACGGGTTTCTTCTCTTTCTTTTTCTTGCCGGCGGCCTTCGCCTTGCCCTTCTTGCCGCCGTTGCACTCGACCGTGGTCGTCCACCCGGACTGAGTGAATACCTGCTCAACGCCATCCACCAGGTACTCGCCATCGAGCCCCACCTTGAAGCCCTGTGCATTGATCCGGCGTTCGGCGAACAGATCCGTGCGGCCGGGCATTTCAAGGCGCACGCCGGCGGTGCTGCGGTTGAACGCGGCCAGCCGCGCCTTGGCGGCCTGCTCGGCAGCGGTCTTGTTGGGGTAGATGTGGCGGTCGGTGTGCACGGCGGGCAGGCCCGTAGGCACGTCGCCGTTGTCGACCTCGACCACCTTGAGGACGCCGCTCTTCTTGTCCTGATGCTGGGTCTTCACCTGCTTCTGAGTGGTGCGGTCGCCTAGCCGGAACTGATAGCGCGTCACATCCGTTTTGTTGAGGGTGATGATCGGCAGCGACTTGCCGGAGGCGCTCTGCCCACCTTGTCGCGGCATGACCAGCAGCTTGCCCTCGGCCACCTTGGCCGTGCTGTCGTACTGCCTGGCGAGGCGCGTGATGAAATTAAAGTCTGATTCGTTGCGCTGATCGGCGCGCTCGACCTTGGTCTGGGTCGGGCACACCGCCTCCCAGCCGTTGCGCTTGGCGATGTCGCTGACGATCTGCGCGAGCGGGACGCCCTCCCAATTGCCGTTGCGCACGGTCTTGCCGCTGCCGCGCATGTCGCTGGCCTTGCCGCGAATGGTCATTTCATCCGGCGGGCCGCTCATCTGCACTTCGTCGACCATGTAAGCGCCGAGTCGGGTCAGCGAGTGGCCCTCATAGCCCATCCAGATCTCGACCTTGCCGCCTCGCGCGGGGAGGGCCACCGCCTGATCGCGGTCATCGATGCGCAGCTCGAATTCGTCCGACTCGGTACCGGGTTTGTCCGAAGTGCGCAGCAACAGCAGACGGTCGTTGATCAGCGCGGTGATGTTCTTGCCATCCGCGACTATCCGAAAAGCAGGTTTCATAGGCGCTCCAGAAACAGAAAACCCCGCACAGGGCGGGGTCAGTGAGGTGTTACGGTCAGTCGAACAGCTGCAGCAGCTCCACGGTGGCCGCCGACAACTCGGGCAACAGGATCTGCAGGCCGGCGCGGTATGGCTGCGCCTGCCTGGCGAGATCCGGGTTCTGCTCGAGCACGGCTTCGACTGTGCCGTTGAGGTGGCCGTAGTGGTGCTGGCAGATCACGTCCAGTAGATCTCCTTCAGACGTTCTGCAGGTCGTCGCCATAGCTCACAAACTCCAGGGTGAAGCCTTGTTTTCGGGGAATGCCGCCGGCCAGCAGGTTGCTCTGCTCTTCCTCGATGCTGACCAGGCACCAGTTGCCCAGTACCTCGCCAAAGCCAGTGACCAGATTGAGCGGCTGCAGACGCCGGCCAATGCTGCGCAGCACGTTGAGTTGCTTCAGGCCGCCTTTGTGGTGAGGGAAGATCGCGCCTTTGAGCGTGATCTTTTCCTCGCCCAGGCCAACGGCCTGCTGTGCGGTCGAGCGGCGCAGGCGCTCCTGGCCAGCCCAGCGGAACAACGCCTGCCGGCGCAGTTCCTCGAAGGCGGCGGTGTCGAGGTTGAAGTAGTACGGCTGCAGCTTGGGATCTCGCGGCTGAATGATCAGCAAGTGTGGGAACGGTGCGACCGCTTCCGCTGCCGGCGTCGCCGCTTTAACGACCCCAGCCGAGGGCAGGATATTTTTCAGTGCAGGGCTTGCCACCCCGGCGGCGGCCGTTAAGCGAGACACCTGCGCTTTCGCCTTGTCGGCCAGCTGCTTGAACGTGCCCAGGCGCTCCTGCACCTGGGCCGCCCCGGAAACAGCCCGGCTGTACGTTGCAGCCACCTGGCCGACCCGCGCTTGTGCAGCACCAATGCCACGCATCACCCGGCCCAGTTTCTGCCCGGCGACGGGTCCGACAAAGGGGATGCTCTCAAGGTCGGCCGCCGCTCCGGTGATGCTTCCGATAGCGCCGTTGAGCGGCCCCATCATGCCGTCCAGATCCTTGCGGCCAGCCTCCCCGGCTGCGACCAATCCGCTGAGGCTCGATTGCAGCTGTTCCATGTAGGCCATGGCACCTCCTTAAACGTGTGGGGCGTCGAACAGTTGGACGGACGACATCCGCTGGTTGCTTTCGCGCATGAACTGCTCGAACAGGCGGCGCAGCGGCGCTTCAATGTCTCGCACGATTTGCGCACTGTCCTTCACGTCGCCTTGCACGGTGATGGGCATGTGCGGGGCAAACGTAAACGTCTGCTCGACCTTTGGCGGCTTCGGCGCTGGCACGCTGGCCGGCTTCGAGGCCTCGGGAAGCTTCACCAGCTGAGCCTGAGGCCGGTCCATTCGCCTGACGATTTCGCCGATGTCATTGGGCACGGTCTTGCTGGTCGACGGCGCGGGGTATGGAGGGCGATCCACACGCTGCGCCGGCCGTTCGGGCAGAACCAAAGGCGTTGGTTCGGGCAGCCGCGCCACCGGAGTTGGCTCCGCTGCGGCCAGTGCCGCGATGGGACGCAGGACAACCGGCGACGGTGCTTCAGGCTTGATTCTTGTCAGCTCGCTGCGCAGAACGCTGCCAAGCGGCGACGGCGGCGCAGGTGGAAAATCAAGCACCGCACGATCAACCGCAGGCTGCTCCATAGTCGCTGGCTTGGCGGCATCGGCCCGCGCTGGAGGCGGCGTTGGGATCTTGGCTTTGGACCGCTCCCGCAAGGCTTCACCCAAGGCAGGCGGCAGTGCAGCCACCTGCTGTTGCGCGACCGGCGTAGCGGTCACAGGCTGGATTGGCACAACCGGGCTGACCACGACAGCCCGCTCAGGCCGGGGCGCAGGTACCACGCGCGCGTTGGTCTGCGCGATGTCGCGTAACGCGTCGCCCATTGCAGGCGACAAAGCGGGCACAAGCTGAACTCGCGCATGGCGATCCGTTGCCGCCTCCGGCGCTTGGGCGACCACAACAGGCCGGACTTGCGCAGGCTCTGAAGGCTCGGTCGGCGCTGCCAGCCGCTCCGGTACCGTCTTTCCTATCACTTGCGTCAGCGGGCGCTGAGGCGCAGCGGTAGGCCGCTGAAGGCTTGGGCCAGTAACGTTTACTACAGGTGCAGCAGGAGCAGCGGCGTTGACCGTCACCTGCGGCGCTGGAGCGGCAATGCTGCGCGCAGGCGATACAGGTGGCAGCGGTGGAGCTACCAGCGGCGCGGTTGCGACAGGTGTCTGTCCCGCGCTGCGCTCCACAATGACCGGCAGCGCAGGTGGCACTGGCGCAGGCACTGGCTCACGAACAACCTGGCCCAGCGCCGGCACCGGCAACGTCTGCACCGATGCGTTGTTGCTCACATTGACCACAGGTGCCGTCGCGATGACGGGCCGAGCCGATGGCGCTGCAGCTGGCAACGCGATGGGATTGACGGTCAGGGGCGCGGGTTCGGCTGCAGGCTTCGCCGCTGTTCCCGGTTCAATCGGTGCCGTCTCATCCCCATCCCCGGGCTTGGCTTTGTCCTTGGACTTGCCTTCCTCTTCGTCGTCGCCGAACAGCCGCTTGCTCAGCCAGCTCCCCAGCGACTCGCCGCCCATGCCGCCTAGGGCAGCCCCAACAGCGCCACCAATGGCGGTACCGATCACAGGCACCACCGAACCAATGGCCGCACCGGCGGCTGCGCCTGCCAGTGACCCGGCCAGGCCTCCTGCCGCCGTGCCGTAGCCTTCGACCTTCTCTTCCCGCGTCTTGGCGGTCATGGCGGTTTTCATCATCGACATGCCGGCGTCGAACAACGCACCGCCCGGCAGTCGCTTGCCCACCATGGAAACCTTGCCGCCTACCGCGCCCAGCGCCGAGCCGATCCGGCGCAGCCGCGTGGGCGGCGGTACAGGTGGCGGCGCAGGCGGTCGCGGAGGTCGCGGCGGACGCGGCCCGGTCGAGCGGTCGTTTCCGCCGGTACCGCCGCGATTACGCCGACGTCCGTTATTTCGACCACTGCCGGCGCTGCCGCCATTGCGCCGTCCCTGCCGACGACTGCCACGCCGACCACCGACGCTGCTACCGATCCCCCGGAAGTCAGCGACGTTGACCACGAAGACTTTCTGCGGACCCGCGTCCGCCCCATCGCCGTCACCGCCCTCCCCGCCCTTGGCTTCGCGGAACGTATCCAGCACCTTGAGACCGGCATCCACCAGGCCCAACGCACCTGCCGGCTTGTCCTCTCCATCACCTGCAGGCGCGCCCTCGCCCGGTTCACCGCCATCCCCGCCACCGGCCTCGGCGGGTTCGTCTTTCTTGAAAACCTTGAGCCCCGCCTGCAGCAGGCCGAGAACTCTGGAGCGCCGAGAGTCGCCGTTGCCGCCGTTCCCACCACCCTCGCCGCCTTCGGCGTGGTTGGTGACAAAAACCTTCTGGATCTCGTTCTTGCCACCGATCCCGCCCAGCAGCTTGCCTCGGGCCAGGTCGAAGATCCCTTTGCCGATCTTGAACGTGCTCCAGGCGGACCCGACCGCGATCAGCGCTGCACTGATGCCCATGATACCAGCGACGACGTTCGGTGCCTTGTCTGCCAGCTCGCCAATCTTGTAGGCGATCTGGCCGATAACATCGGCCGCACGGTCCGTGAGTGGCCGGATGGCGTCACCGATTTTCGTCAGCGCTGCTTCACTGCCCGCCTTGACCGTGCCCCATTTTGCATTCGAGGTATCGCGCGCCTTGCCGGCGTCGCCTTCGATCTTGGCCTTGCCATCGGTGTCCTTGATGGTGGCCATGTCGTCCTTGATGACATCGCCATACTTGATCTGAGCCAGCAAACCCGCACTGGCCGACTGATCGCTGACGATGGTCGCAAGGCCGGCCGACTGCAGCAGCGAGGCCATGGCCTGAGCTTCCTCAGCGCTGCCCTCCGCACTTTCCTGAATGCGCTTCTTGAGCGCCTGCACTTCCTTGAACTTGGTCGGGTTCTGTTGCTTGAGCAGCACATCGGTGAGCTTGATGTACGCCTCAACCGGGTTTGCTGCCTTGCCGGTCTTGACCGCTCTGCCAATGGAACCGGCAAGGTCGATGCCTTCCTTGGCAAAGCGCTCCTGACTGGTACTGCTGATGACCGCGTTCAGCAGGTTGTTCATGTTGGTGGCGGCTGCAGCCGAGTCCTGGGTCTGCTTGTACTGCGACTGCAGACTTGCGCCCAGGAACCGGACCGCCTCGGGGCCTTCCATGCCCAGCGTCTTGATGGTGCCCAACAGGCTTGGCATGTAGCGCGCCATGTCCTTGGGACCGAACGCACCGATGTCACCTGCAGCGGCCACCTGGCCGAGCATGGCGCCCATGTCTTCCTTCTTGACGCCCGCTTCCTTGAAGGCGCTGAACAGCGTTGCAATGGTCTCGCCTTCCATGCCTTGGCCGTCAATCAGGTCGGCAATGAGCGGGGCATAGTCGACCGACTCCTGCCAATCGATGCCCTTCTCGATCAGGCCGCCCACCGCCGTGGCCAGCGCCTGTTGACCCATGCCGACGTCGGCCGCCACCTTGGCGATCCGGTCGGCCATCTGCTGCTCTTCACCTTCGCCGGCGATGTGTGCCCACAGCGCCATCTGGCGAATGTTCGCCTGATAGTCGCCGGACACCTTCGTCGGGATGGCGAGCGCGCCGGTCAATGCCATGGCGCGGCCGGCATTGGACTTGAGGCCCTTCACGCCGTCATCGATCTGCACGCGGCCCTTGATCTGCAGATCTACAGCTTTCGCCTCGCGGCCAAGGCGTTGGTATTCGCGGCCAAGCCGCCCGACCTCGATCCCTTGATCGCGCAAGGTCTTGAGGTTGCGCTCGAACCGACTCTGCAGCTTGTCGGCACCGGCGGCACCGGTGTCGTGGGCGCGCTTCCATTCATCGCGCAGCTTGATAGTTTCGCCAATGGTGCTTTTGAGCACCTTGGCCCTGTTGCCCTGCTGCTCCAGCTGCTTGATGCCGCTTTTGACGGTACCGAGCGCCGAGCCGACCGTCGACGAAACCACACCGCCGATGACCAGGGATAACGCGAGTTTGCCCGCCATCGATCATCCTCCGGGCTCAGTCGGACAGCCACCAGACCATGTCCGCGAAGGTCATGGTCGTCAGCTCTGCGGCCGAGAAATTAAGCTCGGCCGCCAAGCGCTTGGCGGCCTGTTTCTGCACGACCGGGTTAAACCCCGTCCTCTCGCACCAGAAAGTTGTAACCGGTGGCGATGCGGTTGTAGTCCTTGTAGGGCAGCTCTTCGAGATCGCTGACACCGACCTGGGCGAGCGTCGCGAACAGGTTCAGCTCGCGCTGCTCGTCGTCATAACTGCTGGTCGCAGTGGAGTTACGGATATCGCGCACGGTCGGGGCGCGCAGCTTGATGGTGTCCTGCTCGACGCCGTTCAGCGTGGCCGGCTTGGTCAGTTTGATGGTCGCGCTTTCAGCGTCCAGGGTCAGGAACTTTGGTTGTGGCTTGCTCATGTGTCGGATCCTTGTGAATGTGCTGGAGAGGGTTCTGGTGGGTTACAGGCCCAGGTCGCGGCGCTGGCTGGCGAGCTGGTCGACGCCGTTGATCACGCGCTTCATACCGATCGGATCGATCTCGTAGATGACCTCGCCGCCGACTTCGAGCTTGTAATAGGTGACGGCGATGCCGTGCTTGTTCTCGGCTTTGTCACCGGGCTTCCAGTCGCCCATTTCCAGTTCCTTGAGCGTGCCGCGCAGAGTGACGATGACCGCTTTGGTTTCACCGCGCTGGCCTTTGAACGAGCCACGGAACACGCCGTTGAATGCGTTGCCATCGGCCAGGCCAAAGAACTTCAGCGATTCCTTGCGCACCCCGGTGGTGACAAAGTTGGCTTCCATCTTCTCCATGCCCACGTCCATCTCGATGGGCATGTCCATGCCGCCGGGGCGGTGCTCTTCGGTCTTGAGCGTGAGCTTGGGCAGGGTCAGGCTCGGCACGTCGCCCTGAAAGCTGATGCCGTCGGCAAACATGTTCATGTTCGCCAGGATTTCGGGAATCATTGCCATGTGCTGCGCTCCTTAAGCGACTTGATCGAGCACTTCGGTCAGCCATTGGTTGGTGACCTCCACGCGGAAGTTGGGGTTTTCGGCAGGGGGCACGTCGGTGAAGCGGATGTTCCAGTACACCTTGCCCTGCTCCAGCTGGCTGGACGTATTGAGCACGGGGTCCGCGTAGACCTCGAAGTTGATGATCGCGCCCTGGGCCTTGAGGTCGCGCATGAACGCCTGCAGGCCTTCGGTCACGTCGCGGATGTAGGTCGAGGTGATGCCCCGGTCCACCGCCCACTTGTGGCCGTAGAGGATGGCGTCCATGACCATGTCCATCGTGCGCACGCGGGTGACGAACGCCCATTTCGAATCGCTGGACAGCGTGCGGTTGCCCCACAGACGGAAGCCGTCGTCGCGGATGATCGTGGTGATGTTTGCGTTGTTGAGCAGGTTGGCCCGGCAGCTCTCGTCGCCGTCCAGGTACTCGATGGCGCGGGTGGTGCCGGTAATGCCGACGAACTCCTTGTTCGAGGGCGAGGCCCAGAATCCATATTCGCTGTCGGTGTAGGCGAACACACCAGCCGCCCAGGCCGAGGCCGGTGCATCGATGGTCTTGCTGGTCACCGTGTCCCACAGCTGCACGCCGGGGTCGACCAGGAACAGACGCTTGGAGCCGAACTGCTTGGCGTAAGCCAGCGCCGCCTCATCGGTGGTACCGGGGCCGTCGATAATGCCCACGGCGCGCAGCTTGCCAGCCAGCGCATCGATGGCGGTCGCCACCGCCTGGGTCGCGCTGTGCTTGGGCGCGACGATCAGCCGGGGCTGGGCGTTGAATCGGCTCTTGCCGTCGAGCAGCGCCTGCAGCCCGGTCCGCTTGCCGTTGGCCTGCACGCCGCCGATAACGGCGGAGATCTGCGCAGCGCTGTCGGTGACCTTGGCGACGCCCGAGGCGACAATCACCGGCTTGGAGCGTGTGTAGATCGCCAGACACGCCTGGGTAATGGCCGAGGCCGGGCCGAAGGCCGCGACCGCCTCGCGCTCGTTGGTGATCAGCACCAGGTCGCCCACCTTGGCCGTGGCGGTGGCACCCTCGGTGAAGGTATCGACCAGGCCAATGATCGAGGACGACGGCAGCGAGACGTTGCGCGCCCCGGTGTCAACACTCGTTACGGTAACGCCGTGAAAGAAACCAGGCATGGAAAAACTCCAGAAAGCAGCAGGCCGCGACGTGCACGGCCTGGGGAATGGATAGGTAAAGGATTGCTGCGGGTCGGGGTAGGCTCAAAGCAGCAACGGCAACCACTGCAGCAGCAGCGCCGCGACCAGACAGGCCAGCAGGGGACAGAGCAGGTCGAGCTGGCCGTCGCGCGTCCAGCGCCAGACCCGCAGCCCGTCGTACCAGCGCAGATGGCTGATGTGCAGCGACACCCTGTGCGCGATGTAGCGTTCGCCCTGGGTGTACTAGCGGCCGACGAAGAACGAGACGGCGGCCGTGGCGCCGAGCCAGTGGCCGGCCGGCAGGCCGAGCAGATACACCAGGCCCGACACGGCGGCCATGATCAGCAGCGCGGCGACCACATGTTCAAGATGGGTACGGTTCATCAGTGCCCTCCAGGCACAAAAAAAGCCGCTTAGCGGCCCTTGGGGTTGACGGTGTTGCCGGTGGATTTAGGCGGCGTTGCCGACGCCCTGCACGCTGGCTTTGATGGCCTCGATGGCAGTGTCTGCAATGCCCTCGATGGCAGCGTGGGTCGTAGCCTTGGCCGCGTCCTGCTTGCCCTTGAGGCGGATGGCGCGCAGCTTGTACAACGCCTCTTTCCAGGCCGCCGCTTTCGCCAGAATGTCGTCTGCAGCTTCCCACGCGCTCAGACCTGCAGCATCGACCCAGGCCTGCACCGACGGCGGCACCTCGCCGCTGTAGTCGGCATCTGCGAACGCTCGCGCCTCATGGGCTGCGACGTTGTATTCGACGACGCGCAGCGGCTCACCGAGCACGGCCAGGCGGGCCAGGTCGGCGGCTTGATCGATTTGCTGTTGGGCCACCAGCATGGCAGCGCCCAGTGGCAGCTCACCGAATTGGAAGCCAGTCAGCGACTGGCCGTCGAACACGACATTGAGGTTCATTTTCTGCATGTTGGGTTCCTTACAGGCTGGCAAGGTTGCTCAGCACGTTGTTGGTATCTTTGGGCGCAGTACCGGAGGCAATGCCCATGATGTATTTGCCGCCGAATCCGCTTGGGAACGACGTGCTGATGGTGATTAGAGAGACCGAGGCCACCGTGTTGCCGATCAGCGCACCGATGAAGTCTGACGGCGCCGTCACCTTGGCGGCCGACAGGGCCAGGCCAATCACAGGCGGCACACCGCCGGTGCTGTTGGTGCGCAGGAAACCGGTGTTCAAGCTCATGGAAGGCGGTGTAGGCGACACCCCGGCGCTGCTTGGCAGCTCCAGAGTGGTGTTGCGCAGCTCCACGCTGTTGGAGTAGGTAACGAGGTTGAAACCGCCCATGGCGGTGGAGGTAGCAACATCGCCGGACATGATCGGGTAGTACTTGGGGATCACCTTGAAACCACTGGTGCCGCCCGACAGGACCAAGGTCGAGCACTTCATCGACACGCGATCAGTCATCACGTAATCGGACAACAGTTCAATGGTGCACATACCGTAGTTGGGCGTAGCGTTGATGGCCTTGTTGACGGTCTTGAACGGCGCTTCCTTAGTGCCGGGGTTGGTGTCCAGTCCGTTGACCTGATCGACGTACCAGGTCCGCACAGTTTCCGGGATGGCGGCGATGGCGGCAGCCACTGCGGCTTCGATGCCGGCTTTCTTGCTGCCAAAGAAGTCGATCAGCTTGGTGTTCTGGGTAACCAGATTGGCTACATCACTTTCGAGACTCATGCTCTGTCATTCTCCGTAAACGGTTTTCATGGTTTGGGTTTGCAGGGCGACGATGGCCGCCGTGTTGCAGATGGCGAGACTCAACAAGCCCTCCCGGTCGGTGTCCTGGCGCAGCTCAACCGTTTTCAGGCGTTGGCCTTGATTGTCCGCGCGAGCCTCGGTGCGGCCCTGTCGCGCGGCCAGGTCGTCGAGCTGATCCTGACGCTGCAGCTCACGGAGCTGCCCACCGGCCACCGCCGAGGCCAGGGCCAGCGAGCTACTGAGCTGGTCCTCTCGCACGGCAGCGGCGTTCTGTTCGGCGTCTTTCATGCGCAGCAGCAGACCCGCGATGGCTTCGCCGGCAAGACGCTGCTTGACTGCCTGCTGCTCGATTTGCTCCTGACGCAACAAGCCGCGCAGCTGCTCGGCAATGAGCGCCTGCGCCTGTGCGGCCAACGGCGCCGCCAGACTGAGGCTCAGCCCGGCTTCGTTGCTGACGATGGTCACGCTGTCCGCCGGCAGGGCCGACAACGACACGTCGTAGGCCAGCAGCACGCTGCTGCTTGCGGGCTTGTACGTCAGCGGGGTGGATGGGTCCGACCAGACCGCCAGCAACGTGCCGTCGCTCAGCAGAAAGCCGATTTCCTTGACCCAGTAGCTGCGGCTATCGTCGGCCAGCGCCGTCAGGTGCAGCAGGGTCGGGCTTAGCCGCTCACCGCCGGCAATGGGAAACTTTGCCGTCTGTGAGACCAGACTTTCCTGATCGTTCGAGGGCGTGTAGCCAGCGGTGCCGAGCACCACATGGGTAATCTGCGCAGAAATGCCGGTCTTGTCGGCCCGGAAAATGGCTGCCAGACCCGCCTTGGTGATGATGGGTTGTAACGGTGTACTCATGTAACGGCCTCCATCGTGACGCGCACGACGACAAGGGCACGGGCCGCATTGGCGACCCTGATGCCCGATTCTGCGTTGAGGGGGATGCCTTGGGCCTCGACCGAGCGCCGAGCGACCGTAAGCGCACGCGTAGCGTTTGCCAGCTGCAAACCCTGCACGGCGGTGTCGATCGGCACCGGCTGCAATTCCACCTGCAGGCGCTGCAGCGCCCGTGCTCGCGTGGCATTGGCGACCACCAGGCCACCGTCGAAGCGTGCGCCGAGGCGGAATGTGTATTGGCTACGCTCGTTCTTCGTTGCGTCGACCAGGGCGCGCAGACGTTGCCCCAGTTGCGGGGAAAGCACGCTGCCCTCGCCCGCGCGGTTGTCATTGGCCCACGCCGTGACTTCGAAGGTGTACGGCGCCGCGTTGGGCACCTGATGCCACTCCTTGACCTCAGCGTTAACCCGCACGGCCTTGAGCACCCGGCGCACGGCTCCCAGCGTGCCCTTGGTCTTGTGTACCGGAATGGCTTCACGGATCAGCTCGCGGCGGTCGGCCTCGGTGTCGGCCGCCTCCCAGCCTTCGACCTTGAGCGCCCAGCCGAGCCAGGGCAGGAAGTGCGCCGGGCAGCGCGTCGAGTCGGCAATGCCCCGAATGATCTCCGGGTCGATGCCCTGACCGCAGGCGGCCTCCAACGCACGTTCCAGCAGCGTGGCGTTGAGTGGTAGCAGGCTCACTTGATCACCACCGACGTGCAGTTGGGGTAATGGCGCTTGTCACAGCTCACGCCTTCGCGCGGCTGCAGCAGCTCGACCTTGCTGATCCCGGTGACGTGCAACGCTGCATAGATGGCCGAAAGCGGCATCTGCCCCTCCAGCTTGCGCGCCTCGGCCAGGGCCGCGTTCAGGCTTTTGCGCGCCGAAGCCTTGACCACGGTCGGGTCGGGGCCTGCCTCCACTTGCAGCACGGCTTGCACGACGAAGTCGGTGGCAATGCCCACCTGCACACGCGGTCGGTCGGTGATCGGCCGCACGCTCTCGGCCGATAGCGCCGCCTCTACCGTCGCGACCAGTTCGCCGGCCTCCACGGTGCTCTCCGGCCGGGCCAGCACGGCCAGGGATACATCGCCCGGCAGGGGGTTGGTCAGGCCGGCGGCATCGTCGCAGACCAGCACAATAGCCCCGGTCGGCAGCAGCGCCCGCGCCTCTACCGGCACCGCCACCCCGGAAAAGCGCGGGGAATCGACCGACACATTGTTCAGCTCGGCCGAGGCCGTCAGACCGTGGTATTCGTAGGCACCGCGGCTGCCGGCGACAGACAGCGCTTCCAGCGACAGCCGCGTGCGATAGCGCAGCGCTTCGTCACCTTCCATGACCGCGTCCACCGGCGGCATGGCGTCGGGATCTGCTTCCTGCAGGGTGAGCCGCTGCACGCCGTAGTCGGCCGCGCGGTTGTCGAGATCCGCGCCTTTGGCGTAGGCCAGCAGACTGGCCTTGGCCGCCGCGTTGACTCGCGCCAGGCTCAGCATGCGCTGGTAGGCCGCGACCTCCAGCAGCTTAACCACGGGATCGGACTCCAGCTCCGCCGTCCACTGGTCGTCCATGTACGCGCGGAACGTGTCGAGCATGTCCTGATAGAGCGCTTCAAACTCCAGCGTCTCGACCACGTCCGGCGGTGGTAACAGGGAAAGATCGATCATGCGGTTATCTCCAATACGGCCGAGTCGCCCAGGTACTGGCCGCTCAGCAGCAGCCCGATCTGGCCGCCGACTACCGACACCACCTTGACCCGCTCCAGCTGCAGACGCGGCTCCCAGCGGGCCAGCGCTCGGGCCACCTCGGCCTGCACGGCGCTCTTCCAGCCGTCGTTGACCGGCAGGTCGACATAGCGGCGCAGGTTGCAGCCGTAGTCCGGGCGCATGCGTCGGCTACCCAAGGGCGTGGTCAGGATGTCTTCGATGGATTGGCGCAGGTGATCCAGGCCGCTGGCCGGTTGCCCGGTGCGGCGGTCCAGGCCGATCATGCTCAGCTGCCCAGCCGCTGCAGCTCGGACTGGCTTTCGAGGAAGGCCAGGCCCTCGGCGTCGTCGCCCGCCACGCTCAGCCGCTGGGCGACCACGTCGAACTGGCGCAGCGTGTCGCCCTGTTGCAGGAACAGCGAGCGCGAGGTGTAAGTGGTGTCGGTAAACGTCACGCGCGCGGGCACCGCCGCCACCGGCTCATCGCCAGCGGCCACTTTCTTGAGGTTCATGGGTTAATGCTCCAGACAAGACAAAGCCCGCAAGGGCGGGCTGTCAGTGTTTGTGGTTGGGTGTGTTGCCGGCAGTATCGATGATGCTTCCGCCGCTGAAGATGTTGCCGGTGACGTTGAGTTCGCCGTTGATTTGCACGATGCCCTCCAGGGTGATGGCAGAGGCCTTGGCCGTGATCACGGTCGACTCGGCGGTAATGGCATCGTCAGTGACGACCGCCTTGCTGCTGCCGACCTCGACGGTGACCGTGCCGCTGGGCAGCGTGATGGTGTAGCTCTGGGCCTCCCAGTCGTAGACCAGCGAGCCGCCGTCGTCGAAGCGCCACACCTCGACATGGTCGCGATTGTCCGGCTGCGCGCCAACGTTACCGTACAGACCGGGGATGAACGTGCCCTGCGCCGGGTCGCCGCTGGGGCTCACCAGAGCGCCCTGCTCGCCCAGGCTTGGCGCACGCCAGTGCCGGGCCTTGCCGGCGGCCAAGGCGTGCCAGCGGACCCAGGCGCTGGTCCAGTCGCTGCCGTCCGATACCCGCACCATGGCTGCTGCCAGGTCCACTGCAACCACCCGGCAGGGAATCACCAAGCCGGCCAGCATGCGGTCGTGCTCGGCGGTCGCATAGCTCATGGAAACCCCTCTTCCGGTGATCGGTAGAGCGGCTCGTTGCCCGGACCGGTGTCAGGGTCGAAGCCAACGACCAGCGAGCCCGGTGGCTGGATCTCCCACGGCCATTCTTCCTTGCCGAGGTAGAGCACTTGGCTCCACTCCACAACCCAGACCGCAAAGCTGTCTAGCTCAGGCCGGCCCCAGTCACGCTCGGCGCGGATAAACTCGGCAAAGCCGATGGGCAGCCCCCAGGTCTGCATACGCAGCAGCACCGCGATCTGCGCCGCGACGAAAGCGGCGATGTGCAGGCAGTTGGCTTCCTCGGCCGGCACGATCACCCGCGCCTCGAAGCGGGCATCGATAGCCGTCTCGCCGGTACCGGGATCGCTTTCGGCCGCTTCGAAGCCGGCCAGTTCCAGCACCACCGCAGGCGGCGGCACCACTTCGAGGCGCTCCGGCATCGTGCCGACGTAGGCCAGGCCCGGTACCGCGTCCCTGATGTGCTGCTCGATGGCCGCATACACCCCGGCCAGCGGAATCGTCTCTTCATCCATTGCCCGTTTTCCTCAAGTATTTGAGCAGTTCGAAGTTCAGCTCCTGCTCCATGACCACCCGCAGGCGTTCGTGCGCCTTGCGAGTCCAGGCCTCGAAATGCGGCCGCACGTCATCCAGCGAGATCTTGGCTTTCGCCAGCGGGAAGCGGTTGCCGTTTTCCGCGATCCAGCCAGAGCGATTACCGCCGCGCGCGGCCTCGACATCGGGGAACTGGCTGGCATCGAAGTGCTTGCTGGCCGTGCGTATCCAGATGTCAGGCCGACCGCCATAGACAGTCTTGAAGAACGCACCTTGGTAGCGCCGCCCTGCCACCGACACACCGGTGCGACTCTGCCGCGCGCGGCCAGCTCGGCTGGCTTCGAGCGGACGGATGCCGAACCAGAGCTTCCCTTGGCCGTTGCTGCCCGACATGTACGCCTTGAGCCGCTGCCTGACGGCGGTAACCGCAATGCGCTGCTCACGGCCCACCTCGCGGGAAACCTGGCTGCGCAGCCAGCGCAGGGTTTTGTTGATAGCTCGGCGCTGGGCAGCCGTGATGGCCTTGGGGACCAGCCGGGCGAACTCGTCATAGCCGCTCAGGCTTTTCGGGTCGAGCTGCAAGGTCAGCAGGCCGGCGTCGGCGGAGATCTTGTGGTAACTACCTACGCTCATCGAACCTCCCGCAGAGTCAGGTTGATCCACCCCGTGCCATCTGGCTTGCGAGCGGCGATGACATACCGTCCGCCACCGTCTTCCGGCGCGAGCTTGATGACCAGGTGCATACCTTCCTTGATGCCATTCGCGTGCATGATCCGCACGGCAAACGTGGGCTCGCGCAGGCCGGTGTTGATCTGGCCGAGCTTGGGTTGCAGCCAGGGGGCCGAGAAGAAGCCAGTGACCGGGTCAGCCATGCCATCGATCTCCGCCTCATCGCCGAGCACCTCCAGCAGCGCGGAGTCCATGAACGCGACGTTTTCCCGGAAGACCATGGTCAGGCCCCGTCGTCATCGTCGGTCCCAGCAGCCGGCAGCTGCCCTCGACGCCCGATCTTGCCTTCCTTGATCAGTTGCTCGGTCAGCTCCTTGCTCGAGGACGAGTAGACCTCGCCCTTCTTGACGATCTGCTTGCCGTCCTGAATGCAGCCATCGACCACGACGTATTCAACCTTACCGGCCATGTCACACCACCTTCGCGAAGAGGAAAGCGTTTGGTTCGAGCAGGCCGGCCAGCGGGGCCGACTGCAGTTTCAACCAGCGCATGCTTGGCTCCTGAGTCACCCAGCTCTTAGGGAAGCGCGCCGCTTCGACCAGACCGCTCTCGATGGCTTCCATGTCCTGAATCGCGGCGTACAGCATGGCATTGCGGGTCGAAGTGGAACCGAGGATCAGGCCGCCTTCGGGGATCACTGGCTGATCCTTGCCGTCGTCGTCGGCGTACCACTCGTCATAGGCGTACAAGTCGACGCCGGGGTCGTTCAGGTAGCCGATGTAGGTCACGCCGTCCGGCAACTCTTGGGGCTTGATGAGGCCCATGTCGACCCGGCGGCTGTTGAGTTGCTCCAGCACTTTCTTGTTGCTCTGGAACGCATCCTGCGCACCGCTGCTCAGCACGGCGACGTTGGCCGAACGGCCGGAGTCCTTGGCAATCAGACGCCGCCACTGACGCAGATTGCCGATAGGGTCAGAGCTGTCGGTGTCCCAACGGCCATTCGCCAGCGTGACCTTATGGGTTTCCTCCATCAGAAAGTCGATGGTGTCGTCTACTCCATCGCCTACCACACGGATCTTGCCGGTGGTCAGCGCCTGGGCGCACATCCACTCTTCCCGGCGGATGATTTCTTCGTCCAGTTCCAGCAGGTCGCGGCCAAGCCGCTCACCCGCACGCTCCAGCGCGGTACGTGTGGAGAACGGGTTGTCGCCGGCCGAACGCTTCAGGATCAGCTCTGCACGCGTGGAACGCTTGGGCTGGATGTAAGGCGGCTTGTAGGTAGAGGACGTGAAACCCGTGCGCTGCGAAACGCTACCAGGCAGCGTCGGGTGAACGAACGGTGCCATCTTGCGCTGGCCCTTGATGATGTCGATGGTCACCGCCTCGGTGCCAAACGTCTCGGGCATGCCGCCGTTGAAAAAGGTGTTGAGCAGGAAGCGGCGCGGCGGACTCATCTGCTCAACGGCTTCCAGCATGGTCAGGGTGTCGAAAATATCGGTCATGGGGGCTCCGTTAACGGATGAAGAGGCAGAGAGGTCGCAGCGCGGCCTTGGCAGCTGCGAGGGTCAGACCCTCGCCAAGCGAGAGCTGGTTGCCGAGCACCTGGCCGGTGAGCCGGATGGGAGCGGTCTTGGCGCCATCCGTGGTGTCGACGTCTTGATCGAGGATGGCTGTCGGTGCCTTCGATCCGTCCTGAGCAGCGGTCTTGCACAGCACGTATTCATGACTGTCGGTGACCTGCCCCAAGACAGCGCCGCGCTTGAGTACCTGACCGGCCGCAATCACGCCGGTGTCGATGACGATGGGGAAATCGCCTGCCGACAGCTGGGTCGGCAGGAAGGTCTTGCGTTCGGGGTTGGACATGTCGGGCTCCTATCAACGGCGCGAAGCGCCTGCAACGATTGCGCTGACGGCAGCTTTGCGCTCGCCTTCCTTGCCGCCTGCGGGTGGGGTGGTAGCGCTCACGCCCTGGGCATCGGTCTTGATGCCGGAGAGCGAAATGCCGCGATCTTGCGCCGCCTTGAACATCACCATGGCGGTCGCCTCGACGCTGCTGCCATCTTCAATGGCCGCCTCGACTTCCTTCTCGAAGCCCTTGCTGGCCAGCGCGTTGATGCCCTTGATGCGCTCACGCTCGGCGGTCGCGGCCTCGGTACGAATAGCCGCGAGGTCTGGCTGATCCGCCTGAGCGATTTCGATGGTGGCTGGGTCAGTACCCGCTGCGAGCGCGGTACGCAGGTCTGCCGTGGTCTTAACAGTGGTCATGGTGTGGGTCCTTGTTGAGTTGAAGGCCGGTTTGGCCAGTTCGGTGATCAGCGATTCCAGCGACCCCACCCGATGGGCCAGGCCGTGCTTGACGGCATCGGCACCGACGCGGATGCCGCCGTGGTCACCCATCTCGGGGACTTGCTCCGCCGTCACATCAAGGTTGCGGGCCACCTTGCCGACGAAGACGTCGCCCAATGCGTCGATGGTCTCGCCGAGCTTGGCGCGGCCTTCTTCGGTGGCAAGATCCGGGCGCTTGTTAGGCGCGTTGCGGCTGACGATCTGGTAGCGGGTACGGCCGCTGGCCTTCTCGTCATCGATGACGGCTTCCACTACCACGCCAATGCTTCCGGCGAGGCTGGCTTCGTCGATGACAATTTCGTGCGCCGCCGAGGCGATCCAGTAGGCCGCGCTCGCGCCGAGGCCGCCGATGTAAGCGACGATGCGTTTGCGCGAACGCCCCTGATAGATCAGCTCGGCCAGCTCGTTGATGCCCGACGCCACGCCGCCTGGGCTGTCAATGTTGAGGACGATGGACTTGACCTTGGGGTCGTCCAGCGCCCGCTGGATATCACTGGCCAGCACTTGGGTGCTGGTCGCGCCGCTGATCTCGGTGAACAGGTTGGCGTAGCGGAAGATCGGCCCGATGACGGGCACCAATGCAACGTTGCCCCGCAGCGTGACCCGGCGGGTCTCTTCCAGTTGTTCGCCGCGCTTGGTAGCCAGCGCGAGCGGATCACCCATGCGGTCCGAGATGGTCAGCAGGTTGTCCAGGGCGTCAGGCAGCATCAGCCAGGGCTGCGAGGCAGCCAGCTCCAGTGCTCTTGGCATGGTCAGTTCTCTTTGGGTTCGGGTTCGGGCGGGTCTTCCAGACCGCCCTTGGGCAGGGCCTGGATGTTGTGCTCGCGCCGGTAGCTGACTTCGCGGGTGCGTTGCCGGATGACTTGCTGCCAGGGCTCGCCGGTCATGGCAGCGGTTTCCAGCGTCTCGTTGCTGACGCCGATCTCGATGCGCTTGCCTGCCGCGTTGGCTTCCTTGAGTTCATCGATGGCACCGCGTGCCGGGCCGATCCAGATGGCCTGGCAATAGGCTTTGCGCTTGGCGGTATCGCTGTAGCCGGGCAGGCTGATCAGCCCACGGGCCACCGCCTCATCGATGATCAGCTCCCTGCTCGGCTGGCAGAAGTCGCACGCCAGCCACCAGCGACGCAGGCTGTAGAACCGCCACGCCTGCAGCATGGCGGCACGCGCGGCGCTGTAGCTGCTGCTGTAATGCAACAGCAGCTCTTCCATCGGCAGCTCCAGCGCTGCGCCGATCTCTTTCACCACTGCCGTGAAGAACGGATCGAACTGCGCATTCGGCCGGCTGGGGTTGGCCACCATTGGCTCTTCGCCCACGCCAAGGTCCACGATGGCACCCTCGCCCAGCGCCAGCTCGCCGTCCGACGTGTCGTCACCGCCGGGCTGCTCTTCTGCCAGCGCCGACATCGGCAGGTTGCCCGACTGGAAGTTGTCGCCCTTCTTGATGAAGACGGTGAACATGGCCGAGATCACGGCGGCCATCAGTTCGGCGCTGCTGTAGCGCTCCAGCTTTTGCAACGGCTCCAGTACAGGTGACAGGTACGGCGCGCCGCGCTTCTGGCCGGGCCGCTCTTTGTCCGACATGACGTGAAGCACTCGTCGGCGTCCTGTTGCCTCACCGAACACTTGCAGACGCTCCCAGCGCAGGGGATTGCCTGCCAGATGCTCACCGGGATAGCCGGTGCAGACGTGGTAGGCCACTGGCGCGCCCAGGCCGTCGAACTCGATACCCTCGACCAGATCTGCCCGATCCATGCCGCTGTTTGGATTGCCCACCCGGTCGGACTCGATCAGCTGCAGACGTGTGCTGAACAGGCAGCCAGCGCGCTCCTGATCAGGGCTGGCCACGAACACATCGCCAGCCACCATCGAGGACACCAGCACCAGGGCCTGCAACTGGTAATGGTTGAGCGTGGCTTCGGCATCGCATTCACGCGGGTCGTCGGCATACAGCGACCAGAGTCTGTCGAGCTTGGCGTTGAGCTGCTCGGCTTGCTCTTCGGTGATGCCCAGCGCTTCATGGTCGACCTGAGACCGACAGACCAGGCCAGTGCCCACCACGTTGGTACGCAGCCGGGTGATCGCAGCGCGAGCCACCAGGTGGTTACGCATCGCATCGCGTGAGCGCGCCACCAGCATGCGCCGCTCGCTTTGGTTGAAGTCACGCCGTGGGCTGCCCAGGCCAGGTATCCAGCTCGCAACGCTACGCAGTACCCGCGAGGCACCGCGCCAGCGGGTTTCAACACCGCCGCCGCCACCTTGGGCAACGATCTGCTGGCCTTCGACCGAAGCCCTCGCCACCCGGATCGCCTCCCCCATCAGCTGCTCAGCTGCGGATTCTCGTTTACGAAACGGCCACATGCTCAAAGCCCCACGTAGGAGATGCGGTTGCGCCCACGTCGTGCCCGCGCGGCTTGCTCCAGCGCGACCTGATCGGCGTACTGCTTTTCCAGCAGCCGCAGGCTGTTGAGTTCGGCCAACTGGATCTCCCGGTCGGCACGGCGCAGCCGCTGGCCGTTCTTCAGGACGGCCGAGATCGCCGCCCTGACTTCCGCCAGGCGTTGTTCTGCTTCTGTCATGGTGAACCTCGATTAGCCGACGCGACTCCGCGTGCCACGACCGCGAGCGACCGCTCGACGTGGGACCGGCGCCACCGCCTGCTCGGTATTGAAAAGGGTGGGCTGCAGCTGTTGCTGCTCCAGTTGGTCCCATTCGTGATCGCGCAGCAGGTGCGTTTTCAGGCTGCGCGCGGCGTGAAGGGCGTACACCTCGCAGTCGAGCGCCTCATTGCGCCGGCCGGCCTTTTTCTGCCAGACCATGCGGCTGGGGATGCGCGGATGGGGGGCCAGGACTTCATTGGTCAACTGCTCGTAGTAGTCCGCGCGGATTTCGCTGTACCAGTGCATGCGCCCAGGCCCGCTACCCTTGAGCCGCATGCGGCCGTCGATCAGCGTCTTGGCCTTGTGCGTTCCAACGATGAATACGCGCAGGCCGTACTTGGCCGCCTTGGTGTTGTCCTGGCTGGTATCGGTCGACTGCGCCGGCTTGGTGAAGATCTCCCGGTCGCGGCTGTCAATCGACGCGCCCTTGATCGCCATGATGTTGAAGCGCTGACGGTCGCGCACGTAGGTGTAAACCGCATCACTGGTGTTGCCGTCCGAACTGTCGATACTGACGGCCGAAACCGCGATCTGCGCGCCGCCCTCGGTCGGGATGGGCGTAGCGATGATGCGATCCAGCTCGCCCCACACAGCGTCGTTCGGATCGATGGGATTACCGGGCAGCTCGCCCCAGTACAACCGCCAGGACTCTTCTCCCCTGCCCCAGCCGATGATCACCAGCGCCAGGCGGTCGCCCTGCACGTCCACACCGACCGTAACCAGCAAAACGCCTTTCGGCGCTGTCAGCTCGGCATAGGGCTCGGCGCGTTTCTCCAGTTCGTCGGTCTTGGGCGCGTTGCTCTTGTACTCGTAGCTTTCGCCCATCGAGCTGTTGGTGAAGGCGATCATCGGCCCAATGTTGCCCATTGAGGCGGCATGCTCGGCCTGCAGCTTCTTCTCCATCAGCACTTCAAACCGCGAGCCGTGGAACGTGGCATACAGCTCGTTGAGGATGTAGCCGGCGATCCCGCGAAACTCGGCGGTGGCCTCCCAGCGCCCGTGCCGCAGGTTGGCGTTTTTCTGGTGGTCGTCCCATATCTCGCCGCAGTGCGGGCAAGCGTAATAGGCCGTCTCCGGTCGGCGCTTGCGGTAGACCTCATGGGTGTAGTGCGGGTCTTCGTCGCAGTGCAGATGCTCGAAGCTCAACGCGTGCGATTGCCCGCAGCCATGACACGGCACCAGGCCCACGCGCTTGTCAGACAGCTCAAGCTCTGCGTCGATGGCCGACAGCCCTTTGATGGTCGGCGTGCCGCCGATAATGATCTTCGAGCGCCGGAAGGTCTTCAGACGCTCCTTCGCCAGCTTGATGCTGTCGCCCTGCCCGCGCAGGTTGAGGTTGCAGTCGTCGGGCTCTTCGATAGCCACGCGCGGTACCGGCGTCGACTTCACGCTGGCAGGGCTGTTGGAGCCGACCATTTTCAGGAAGCCGCCGGGGAAGCGCTTGAAGTCCTGGCGCTGCTGCAGCTTACGGCTGCGCAGGTCGACCTTCTTGCCCAGCCGTCTGGTCGCCTCGATCATCGGCTCCAGCTTTTCCGCCACGTACTGCTTGGCGGCCTCGGCCTTGGGGAACAGGATCAGGATCGGTGAGGGATCAAGGTCGATCCACTTGCCCAGTGCGTTGCCCAGCACGCCTGACGTCCAGGCCACCTGGGCCGACTTGCGGCCGACGATCTCACCGACGTTCGGGTCGTCAAGCGCCTCCAGTGGGCCGCCCGGCCAGATCAGATGCGGTGTCTTGTCGAAGCGGTATTTGCCAGGGGTGGCGGATTCTTCCGGGGCCAGCCAACGGTACTTGTCGGCCCACTCGATGATGGTCATGCGTGGCGGCGGAGCCCACTTGCGGCATACCCGCCCCATTGCCTTACTCGCCGTCTTCTTCAGAGCCCTCCGCATCGTCCGGCTCGTCAGAATCCCCAGCGAGATCGTCGTCCTCGTCATACGCGGACAGTCTCCTAAGTATCGATTCGATGGGTTGGCGAATCAGCTGGTCATCGATCTGCACGCCGTACTGCGCGGACAACGTCTCGGCCAGTTCATCGGGTAGCGTGTTGAGCAGCTCGATCTTGGCGGCGGTGATCACCGCCTCGAAGCGCTGCACCAGGTCGGCTTCGATCACGACCTCGCCCAGGTCCTTTGCCAGCGCCAGCTCTTCGCGGTCGCCCCGGATTCGGTCCAGGCGATCACGGGTGGATTCCTTCTTGCCGTTAAGGGCGGCCTGGCGCATCAGCCAGTCGATGACCAGCTGCGTGTCGTACTGGTTTTCGTTGCCCCGCCCTACGCCAAACTCGATTACCGGCATGCCGTCCTTTTGCCAGCGGCTCAAGGTGCGTTCATCACGCCCGACGATTTCGCTCAGTTCGAGTTTGGTAACTGTCTTGCCCATCGCTAAGTCCTTGAAAAGACGGACATCCCTGTTAAAACTCCTGCTGCAGGGAAACCGCGAGTCTGCGCACCCGTGTAGGGGGCGGGGCCGGGGGAGGACCCAAAAAGCTGGGGCCCCGGCGCCGGCCGGGAAATTTTCGGGGTCACTGGGCTGGCCCGCCAGGCGGCGGCAGATCGCAGACGCCCAGCCGCTTGGCGGCCCAGCGCTCGTACAGGCCGATGGCGACGTCAGCGCCGGCGGTGGCGGTCAGGCAACCGAATGCCGCCGCCGCCCAAATCGAAGCGCCCATCGAATAGAGCAACATGATTGTCGCCATGCCGCACACCACACATGCCCCAGAGCGCAGCACGATTCGTCGCACCAAGCTCCACCCGCGCGCTCCCGCTCGATCCGCCCGCCACATCTCGCCTGACACCCCGCCGACCAAAGACAAGATGATCACCATCCAGATCGGCATCTCCACTAACGCTTGTTGCTCGCTGTTCATGTAAGCCTCATAGGCAGAGCACGGCACCGGAAAAAGAAAACCCCGCCATTTGGCAGGGTTCTCAATGCGCCGACAGGTCGGAGCGTTTGCACAGCGCGGTGCTTGCAGGGGAAGCGCCTAAGCGCACTTTTGATATCGTGACGCCTTTTTACAGGCCACCGGAAAAACCGAAAAGGTACTGTTTTCGGTAGTCCGCTTCAGCGCTACTTCGGCGCATCCTCGACGCACACTCGGCGCATTCCTACCCGACGAACGGTCTGCCCACGTACGCGACCCGTGCGCGCTGCCAGAATGGCGAACACCTGCAAATGCAGGGCCTTAACCCAGTTCCGGTAGGTCCGATCAGCGCCTTCGGCCAAGCCAACCTCGCGCATCTGATCCCGTACCGTTAATTCGTGCAGGTACCGCAGCTCAGCCAGCTTGGCCAGCACCTGACCGCGTGAGTCGCGGCGCTCAAGCTGGCACACCGCCGCCTCCACTTCTGCCGCCGCATGATCCAGGCCCGCACCACTCACTAAAATCCGGGCGCCCGAAGTGCCGCCCCTTGGTGCTGCTCCTTTCCACTCCATGATCGTCCCCATCTGGCTGCCAAGACTGGCGCCCAGTCCATGCTGGCGGCGCTTCTCGCCCCAATGCTTCATCAGTTCGCCTACCAACCGCAGCCGTGAGGCTTGATCAATGAGGTCTGACATTTCTATCTGATGCTCTGCCAGCCGGAGCAGGCGTCGCACTTCCGATTCGCTGACGCACGTCACTGGGAAGCCCCCTCTAACAAAGCCAACACTGAATTGGCACAACCCAACACATACCCAACACTGCTCAAACCCAATAAATTCAATGATCTAAAACGGTACTTGTTGAGTGTGTTGGGTGTGTTGGGTTGTTTGAAGCTCGCATAGAAAAAAATTGCCTTCACTTTTTCAGCCTTGAAACAGATGCGCATGCGCGTGCGCGTACTCAAACCCAACACACCCGACACACAGCACCTCAACGCCACGACATACGGGGTCCGAACGTGTGTTGTGTTGAAAGAACCGACCCAACACATACCCAACACACCCGACACAATTCTGGATAGCGTCATGCGGCAAGCACCCGTTTAACGTGATCCCAGCCGTCCACATTCCAGCCAGACCGCTTTGCCCTAGCCCGCCACTCGATCACGTTTGCCCCCAGCTCGGCCGACTTCAACGATGGGGGCAGGGAAGGATCGCCATCGGTGGGCATGAAGAACGCAGCAAACCGTCTTGTGTTGGCATCGGTCCAGGGAATGGCGCGCGTCTTCTCCACCTTCGCACCGAGCATCAGCGAGAATTTGGTGTGGCTCATGGAGTTTTCCTTATTGTGTGAACACCATTCGAGAAACATGGCGTAGACGTCAGAGGTCAGGCAGCAGCCCCAAAGGCCCTGCCCTAGCTCGCCGGCGCGCCAAAGGTAGAAGAAGGTCTGCCAGGCTGTGCGGCTCAACTCGACCAGCCGCTGCCGAGCCTCGGTCTTCGGTGGTCGGGTGCGTTGGTTGAAATCCCCCAGGTCTACCGACAGCAACCAGCCGTAGAGCGCTGCTACGCCACCGTTGGCCAGCTCGCGTGCCACTGCTTTCTGACGCTCGGGCGAGAGGGTTTCCAGCGGCCACATCACCAGCATCCGGCGGTCGTCTTCGCTGATCGGCCACGGCATGATCTCGTTGCTCAGGAATGCCGAGTTCATATGGTTGGTCTCTTCCCAGCCGTTGATGAACTTGGATTCCATGCGCACCGTCTTGCCGGTGATCATGTGTTTGATCTTGCCCACTTGGTTGTAACGTTGGTCGCGGCTGACCACCTCTTCAAACACCGCCCACAGCTTGCCGCTCTGCCAGGCGTTGAAATTGCCTTCCAGCTGAGTCTGACCGACCGTTGCACCGTACCGGCCGTAAAGCTCGCCAATGATGTCGGCGAACAGCAGGCTTTTGCCGGAGCCCTCCATGGTGGAGTGGAAGAGGATCGCGGTATCCATCTTTGCGCCCATGTGCTGTAGCGGGTACGCCAGCCACTTGGTTAGCCAGTCCAGAGCCTCCACGTCGTTGTTGCACAGGAACGCGATCAGCCAGCGCAGGTTCTCGCACGCGGCATCGTCGCGGACAGGCTCAAGCGGAAGACCTTCGAAAGTGTTTATGTACAGCGCTGGATCTTTGGTCATGGTCGGGTCGAACACGATGTGGTCGACATCAACCACACGCCGATCCGGGCTGTTCAACCAAAGCTGATAGGCGTCGCCCAGTGCCATCTTGACGCTGCCCTCGGGCAGACGACGTTTCTTCTCGCGATCCCAGGCCTCTTTCGTCCCGTCGATGTAGATGTAGCGTTCGAGCGGGTCGAGCTTGAGTGCTCCACCCTTCTTGCTTGCCAGACGCTTCGCCTGCTCCAGCTCCTGCACCTGCTCAGCGGCGATCAGCTTCTTATTGACCTGTTCCATCCACTCCTTGTGGAGCGGCTTGCCGACCAACGCTTCAAAGCCAGTCCGCTTCATGAGGCGTGCTTTATCGAGATCCCATACGTGGGTAGTGCCTTCGACGAGCGCGAAGCGGCGCATGGCCGAGTCCAGGTTGAGCCCTGCGCCCCCTGCCCCCCCAGTGGCCGAGGAGTCGGCCTGGCTGGGTATAACGCTTGGAGTAGGTGGCTGAGGGTCGTGCTGTGCGTCGTCTTCACCCGCAACAGCCCGCTCAGCCTGCTCGGCCTGCTCGGCCTGCTCAGCCAATGATGGGGCACGGGGAAGCTCCCCCAAGGGCGGTGGGCTGGGTGGGCTGGGTGGGCGGGACTTTGCCTCGATACCGAGGATCTGTGCAGCCGCTCGCGTCGCAGCACGACGGTCGCCATCGTGCATCAGCATGCAAAAAACATCGAACGCATCGTTTTTGTGGCCGTTGGCCAGAGGATCGGAGGTGTGATGCGAGTAGAGCTTGCCATCAATGATGGTCACACCCGGATCGCCGCTGCTGCTCTGCGGACAAAGCCACTTCCCGTCGATCCGCTGGTAGCCGTGAGCCTCGATCATCGTGGCGATATCATGGCGACGATTGAACTCAGGAATCACTTCGGGCAGTCGCTCGCCGCTTCGCACGGCTGCAGCTGCCTGCCTTGGCGCGGGTCGCGATGCGACAGAGGCAGGCTTTGGTTTCCAAGGGCAAGCATCCTCCGCCTGCGACTTGAAGCTGTCCCAGTCCTGCCAGATGCCCAGCAGCTCGGCGGGCAGCTCCGGCAACCCACCAGCCTGTGGCGGTGTGCGCCATATGTAGGGCTGACCGGTAGCTGGGTGAATGGAAGGCGGCAGCACATCCTGTACCAAGCCCCCTCTCAGCTCGAAGACAGTGATTTTCTTGAACGGGTCGGCCGCCATGCGAAATGCCGACTCCCGTACCTCGTCTCCCGCATCCTTGGCGAGCTTCACTTGAGCCATGAGGCCCTTGTAGATGGAGCCGTCAGGGTCGGTCTTGTTGGGCCAGACCAGCGAGTGTCGGCTCAGCTCTACACCGTCAGGGACTCGGAACATGACTCTGAACCGTGCGGGGTTGCCGACACAGGTCGGATAGGCGGCGGCAATGGCGTCCACGTCGAGCCCAAGCGTCTGGGTCAGCACCAGGCGGGTCAGCTCCACGTCATCCACATCAAGCGAGCAGACGCGGCTAGGCCCGAGCACGACGCCCAAGTTGTGTTGCGGGCGGGTCTGCCAGAACGCTTCGGCTTCGGAGGCATCGGTGTAGTAACCACCAGGATTGTTCCAGCCCTTACCTTTCGGACCCTTCTCGCCTGGCTCGATGGGAACCAGGGCCAGACCGAAGGTTTCGATGTAACGCCGCGCCCAAGCAGCTGTGGCAGTAGTTGGGCGCTCGCTCATCGGCGCAGCTCCCGCAGTTGCTGGCAATTGACGCAGGTTTCGCAGCCGGCGACGAACTGCTGACGCGCCAACGGAATGGGCTCGCCGCAGTCGTCGCAGAACTCTGCACTGGGTTTCACCACCGCCCGGCTACGGCGGTCCAGCGAGACCTGAAGGAAGTATTCGACCTGATCGTTTGCAATGTCGACTGCATCAGCCATGGACAGCGTCCTCCATCGCCTGACGGGCACCTGCCATGATGGCGAGTACCTGACGAATAACGTCCATCCCGCGCTGCTCAAGATCCAGCACTTCGCTGAGCTTCCAGACGTTGTCAGCGGCACCGCTGTGCAGACTACCGACAAACTGGCTGGATTCTTCGAGTAAGTGGGCAACGGCCTTCAAGGCCTGATTGGTTGCAGGGACTGGCTCGGGTCGATACCAGACAGCACCTGCAGGTCGCACAAGGGCGTCAAGCAAACGAGAGTCGCCCGTCCACTGCACGATCTCTTCCAGCTCGTCTGGTGTCGGCCAGCGACGCTCTTCGTTGTGGTGCAGCTTCTTCTGCAGGGTATCGACCTCAAGCCCCATGTCGAACGCGAGCTTGGTAATGCCGCCATGGTAATCGCGACCTGCGCGATAAATCGCTTGGCGAAGCGTTAGCACCGGACCTGCGTCCGGCAGTAAATCAATGCGACTCATAACCGTAAAACCTCGATTTACGGTGTAGTCACAGGATCAGGTAAGACCTATCCTACAACCACGACCGATGTGCTGTGCTGTGCGTCGTCGTCGCTGGACTGGGGAGGTGAGAGGCCCCGGTCCAGCACCCTAATTACTGGCGTTTCTCAAGTAGGCCCAATCGATATCAGGCCGCATTACTTCGCAGCGGATTGTCCCGTGCGTTTCCCGATCCAGGCACACCGCCAATCCAGCGCTCGCGCGTCGATTACCGTAGGCCACCTGCTTTAACTGGCCGGCAGACGTCCCACAGCAGCGGGCGAAGTCTGCAAGCCCTTCCTTGTCCATCGTTTTCAGGTACTCGCTCAGCGTCATAGGACACCTCCATGGGCGGCGAGATTAGCAATTGCTAATCATCAAGACAATAGCATCCTGTAATTTACTGTTTGCTAACGGAAAGCAATTATCGCGGTATGGATATCAACGCACGGCGTATCGCCGCCCTTCGCAAGCTCATGGGAGCTCTCAGCCAAAAAGAATTCGCTGAGACGCACGACCTTGACGCGTCGTACCTTTCGCAGCTGCTGAACGGCCATCGCAAACTGGGCGAGAAAGCTGCGCTCACGCTCGAAACCAAGATCGGGGTGGCGGCGGGCACGCTGACGTCCCCGCCTGCAGACGGGGCGATAGTTCCCAAACCGGACAATGTCGTCCGCTTGTCAGCCAGGAAGGCCCCAGACAAGAACTATGTGGTGATCCCCCATCTGGACGTCGCTGCGTCCATGGGTCATGGCAAGGCCGTGCCGCTCTCGCACATCGAAGTCATCCGGGACATGACCGTGCATTTAGACTGGCTGCGGATGCAGGGCCTGACATTCTCGAAAGTCGAGAACCTCGCCATTATCTCCGGCTCTGGCGATAGCATGTCGGGTACTTTCGCAGATGGGGATGCGCTGCTGGTCGACCGTGGGATCGATGAGGTCAAAACAGATGCCATCTACGTTTTCTCGCTCGACGGTGACCTCTACATCAAGCGGCTGCAGCGCATGACTGGGGGCCAGCTGCGGATGATTTCGGACAACCCTATCTACCCTCCCATCATCATCGATCTGACGATGATTGACCGCATGAACATTCAAGCCAGGGTCCTGCTGGCTTGGAACGCCAAGCGCCTCTGATTCCTTACCTCCACTGAGAATTGCCTAGGCGGGCAGCTCTCAGCCGCGCCCAAGAAATTTAGCATTTGCTATTGAATAGCTGATTAGCTTTTGCTAATTTCAGACCGTGTCATCCTCTCTCATACAGGACACGGTAATGAAAACAGCACAGCACAACGGGCCTCATACGGTCGTAGTCCATCCCACAGCCTGCAGCAGCTCGCGCGCTGTACACGACTTCCAAAACAGCACCGGTCTGCGAGTCATCGTCACAGCATCAGGTACGGCCCTGGCCGTTCGTGGCGCTCAAACAGGGTCGCGGCCATGAGCGAATTCACACTCTCCCTCAAGCAGGTGATGCTGCTGCAGAACGTGCTCGACGTAGGTGGTACCACTCACTGCCTTCTCTCGCGGCCAGAGACGACTTGTCCGGCTGTGATTCAGGTCGAAAACGACACCAATGCACATCACCTGACCGTTGAGTTCGGTCCATGCATGGCTTCGCTGACGCTATGCCGGAGCGAACCCAACAAGTACATGTCACTGCGCGACTTCCTACAGGACGTGGCTAATGGCCGTACCGAGTCCGGGCATCTATCACAGGAAGAGATGGCCTTGCGTGACGCTCTCGACAGCGTGAACAGCGTCATCTCAGCAGACCAGGTCGCGTACATCACGACCACTACCAACCCAGACCTCCCCGTAGGCGCGGTCGTGACCAACGAGCGCGGGGAGATTTGTGCGGCTGCGACTGGCAGTTGCAAGGGTCATCTGGCTCAGGCCGTGCACGCCCAGCTCCGGCCCATACAAGAGGGGCTCGGGGAGCGCGCATGAGTCCGACCTTGCAACAGTTGCGAACCCAGTGGTCTACGCCGTGCCCGACGCTGACCGCTGTGCGAGAGCACTACTTCTCTCATATCAGGACGGACCGGCGCTTCCGGGAGCTGATCCAGAAAGGGCAGATCAAACTGAAGCTAAGGAAGCTGCACAACTCAACCAAAGCGCAGCATGTGATCTACCTGCATGACCTAGCTGACTATCTGGACGGTCAGGCACAAGAAGTATCACAACCAAAATGAAATAGACGGCCCCGGTCTTCAGGGGCATTTCGCCCGCAGCCGACCTCTCACAGCCTCGGCGCTGGGTGATAAGGAGCACAGCACATGCAACCACATCACCAAGCTATTGCTTTGGCCGTTACTTGGCTCGCCACGTTGGTGGCGCTTCCTCTCCTGTTGTCAGCAACTCGCCGAGGCGCTCACTCACTCGGCGTCGATGAGGGGAAGCAAGTACAGCAGGCGCTTCACACGGCTCAGATTAAAGATCTCGAACGAGCAGTGGCCGACAAGCGGGCCGAGCTGGCATACCTCCAGGCCCACTTTGATAATTCCATGGAGGCGCGCCGTCTGACCATTGTGGATCTGGAAGAACGCATCATGTCCTACACCGGCCTGGCAGTGGCTCGCGCGGATTTTGAGGCATTAGTCAGTGCGTCCGAGACGCTCAACCTAGCCGTGCGGACTTGGTGGCAAATGAAAGGAGCTGAGCTTTGGGTCAGGCGTGCTGAGCAACAGGCCACCTACTTGCGCTCTCTCGCGCTTCGAGTGCAGAGCGAACTTGAGGCTAACGCCGCTACCTCAGTAACAGGAGAAGTCGCATGACTCACTCGAATAGCCCATCACGCGACGTCACCCTCGTTACATTTACTGAGAACTCACTAGCCTACGCAATAGGGAACGTCAGTTGCTATGGAGACCTTGCGCCAGAGCTGATTGCGAAAGAGGTCTTCAGGCAGCTTTCTCAGGTCATCGATCAAAGTGTGAATATCCCGTCCGCAACAATTTGGCTGAGTCGGTTAGGGACCTACGCAAGCAAGCTCGAAGCAGTACGTAATGGCGATCAACTGATCGCACCAGCAGAGATCGCATGGGGGGTTTGGATATGAACACCGCTTTTATACTCATGGCGCAGTACAACGGGAAAGCGATAATTTCTCTAGAGCAGATCTGCTGTGACTATTTCACCCACCTCACTCCTGAGATTTTTCAGCGAAAAGTGCTAGCCGGACAGATCAAATTGCCTATTACTAGATTGGAATCAAGCCAGAAGAGTGCTAAAGGAATACACATTGCAGACCTAGCAATTTATCTCGACCAGCAGAGAGATGCTGCTAGAAAAGAATTCATTCAATTAAGCAGAGGAACGAGCTAAAACCGATAAGATAATTAATTTATTTTAGAAAATCTTGCTTTCACCAAGTATAAATCTACTGTCGCACTGACTACCAAGTAGCACTAACATATATAATCATCCCGGCACGATACGCTGGTAAAAGCTATTAACTTGATGCTGCCAGATTCGAGATATGAAGCCGGCAGCTTCAAGAAATTCCACTCTAAAATCTTGGAATGATAAAATCATCCTTTACCGACTATCTAAAAAATGACAGCCACCAATCGAGACCACTTTAATACTGATATAGAAGAACTATGAGAGACCATTTAAACCTTGGTCCGCACTGCACTTCGAGGTTTTTTAGCAGAACTAGTATCAGGCACCGCGGCAAGCATTTCGTCAAGAACGACCTGCCTCTTCAGCCTATCGTCTGAAATCTCACCAAAAGTGTTGAGTATATCAACTGCCTGCTTAAATGGGGCTAGAGCATGTTCGCTGGGCTTGGTTAGCTTATCGATAATTTTCTGACAGTAAGCCTCCATCTTTTTAGACTTTAGCCCAGGCTTTTCTTTGCCGGCGATAATCGCGCATACCAAGACAAGAATATGCCATTTGAACCGCCTCATATTTTGAGGGACGCTACTGCTAGCAACATATAGGTGAAGTCGATACAAGACCAAGCAAGAGGCGTAGAATATAACCTCCTTGTTTTCTTCATCAAACATCACGCCAGACAAGGTCTCGTACATTTTCTTGGGGTAGCGATAAGCCAAATCAGGACGATGACAAAACATCGAAGCGACGCACTTGGCAACAGTATTGATATTAAAGGTACGAATGGCAGGCACCTCTTTACCGAAATACTGTTTCTCTCTACGCTCAAAGTAGAGACGCCCATCCTGCCCCTCAAAAGAATTAAATAATTGCTCAACACGTTTTATAATAGGGCGCAGAGTTAAAAATTGAGTCTCATCAACTTTAGACTGACTGTTCGTAGCTCTCACCAACTCCGAAAACACATCTTCACTGGATGTCTCAATTACCTTAAGCGTAACCATAACCTTGTCATCGTACTTCCCTCTATTTTCATAAAGAATGTTAGAGGTTTGACAACCATTTACTATCTGGAAATTTTCCAGATGCAATATATTCCCCTGTAAGCGAATGTCCGGACTGACTATTGTTATCCCATTGTTCAGCACAGGGAAGCGAGTAGAAGCTGCACTGCTGTTGAGCGTCTCAGCAATTGACTGGTTTACGGTATTATCACCACCTAAGTATGCTCGCACATTCTCTTCGAAAACTTGAGTCCGAAGACTGCCGTCTTCTGCAACCAGCAAGTTAGCCACCACATCCACTGCCCGCGCAACAACCAAATAACCCTCTTCAATACCAGCAATTGTTGGTAGTGGAGCGGAGCCAAAAAGAGGAAGCTGTGCTGTGATCCCAGAATAGGTAGAAACCCATAGCTCAGTCAACTCATTACGACCAAAGCACTTTATATCTGCTTCCGAAAAGTAGCCTAAATCCTCGACTTGTTTTTCAAAAGCAGCAATTGCATTGACAAATTCTTTTGGAGCAAGGTAGTTACCAGTACTGATGAAGCGAACAGTTAGCCTGGGCTTGCCATTGCGAATTTTAGGAACATTTCCAATACACTCGTCAAATACGCATCTTGCATTTTTCTGAACCGCATCTACTGCCAGGTAAGGGTCTTCACTCAGAAACCGCAAAATTGACTCTTTAAATTTTAAGAAATCGCCGAGGTCGAAGCCATCAGAAGTTTTAGCTTGAATGAAAACGACTTCCATATCATGATTCTTACGATCAGTCCGGAATGCTGAACGGGCATCTTCATCAGATATTATGATTTCCTCATCGAGTATAATTGCTATCCCGTCTACTCCATCATCTCCGGCGCTTGTTGTAATGTCGTCCAAATCAAAGCCAGACGCACACCGCGAGTAAAGCACTGCATAGTTACAAAAGTATTCAAACTGCTGATCCTCTGGATCGCTCTCAAACCCAAAGCTCTTTACGAAGTTATTTAGATGGGACTTAACAATGCGGTGCATATCGCTTCCTTGGCTGGTTGTCATCCACTACGGCCATTTGCTCCCATGCCATAGCTTGCCTGAAGCTACTATTTTGCCACCTACCTGTCTACTAGCGGCTTTCGGACGTAGCAAGGACCTGCCGCATGCAGCCTCATTCTATGACAACCGCTCGTAATCGGCAGCTCCGGACAACGACCTCAGACGGTCAACGCGACTGTGCTGCGACCTGGAGAAAATCAGATTGCCGATTCCACCTACCGCCCAGTTTGGCTATTACACCGATATCCTCTGTTCCTCCGATGTATTCCTCAAGCGGAAAAGATGGGGCTTCATTACGCGCCTTTATTAACAACCCGCCCGCCGAGACTGACTTGGGATTTGACAATCAGCTCCAACCAAGGCCAATCCTTATACCGATCACCACGTCCGCGCAGGTGTGTATAACGTCGCATCGAGTTCCAGTCTCGGTGGCCTGATACGCTCGCTACCCTCGGAATATCCCAATCCATCTCAAACAGCCTACTCACTCCCTCATGACGCAGGTCATGGAAATGCAGACCATCAATGCCCATGAGCCTGCAAGCTCTCGCCCACGCTGTACCGATGGAGTCTGTGTTGTAGGGAAAAATCACGTCGCACTCTTTAGGCATACTCTGCACGATCTGCCATGCTTCATCTGGCAAATGGCACCACACATCGTTGCCAATTTTCTGACCAGGGTTTTTCATGTCTCGCACCTTGACTGCCTGCCGGTGCTCATCGAGATCCTGCCAGCGAATTCGGGCAATCTCGTCCATCCGGCGTGTCGAGTAGATAGCAAACGCCACGACTTTCGGCATGTGTATGACCGTGGGCCTGCGCTGCAGCATCTCGAAGAAGTGCTCAAGCACCAGATCAAGCTCAGCCAAGGTCGGTCTACGATCTCGCTCGCGGCTACGCATGTTGTAGCCGAACTGTTTGAGCACGAGGCGTGCGTCTTTCATGGCAAGGGCATTCACTTCATAGCCCCAGGCGGCTCGAGCGAGTGACATTACCGAGCCCAGGTGAGCTAGGTCATTGCCGGCAGTTTGCGGCTTCACTTCCCCACCCTCAGGGCTCATACGCCACAATGCATAGTCAACCAGCACCTTCTGCGAAATATCTGAGTCGACTACGTCACCCAGCGGGCTTCGCTGGATAGCACCAAGCGTGCGTCGCTTACTTTCGCCTAGGGGCCGAGCCTTCTCAGCTTCCAACAGATAGCGCTCGATCATGTGCCTGACCGTCAGGCCCTGACGCTTAGCGCGCTCGATTGCACCCGGCTCGGCCAACTCGGTTTCACGTCGCTTGGCCCATGCCTGAGCGGCCTGCTTTCGGGCGAAGGTCTGGGCTTCTTGGTAGACTATGACACCTTTTTTCTTGAGGCGGATCTGGGCGGTGTAGCTAACCGTCCCATCGGCCTTTTTCCTTGCTCTGATCGTCGCCAT